AAAAAAAATCTCCAAGTTATCGCATAAGCGAAGATTTTGGAGATTTTAAGTTTGTTGGTGTGATAGTTTAAGAGTTTCCGGTAGCCTCCTCAGCTTCCTTACACTCTTCCTCGGCTTTTTTGAGTTGATCTTCCGTTCCTGGAGGGCATTCGGAATCGATGACTACGTAAACCCCTTCAAATTTGATTTTCATTCCGAGTTCTTTAGCGGCAAATTCGAAAGCTTCTTTGACTTTATCATCCATTACCGGCTTATCGGCTTTGCCCCCTGCGTTTCCGGAATTGGTGTTTCCGGTATTAGTATTTCCGGTGTTTGCCGCTACGTTAGAATTAGTACTTGATGGCATTTCTTACTCCTATAAATTGTAAGTTGATTAATGTAATGAAGTATATTATAATACATCTAATTAAAAATATCTATTAGTCGTAAGAACAGGAGCACTTTATGACCGAACTAACTGAAAACATCGAAACACACGAAACACACGAAACACTCGAAACTAAAGAATACATAAAATTTCAAATCTATCCAATCTACAACACCGAGAAAGATGAATTGCGGGACGCAATGGTGGTGGATATTGCGCAAAACGGAATCTTTGTGTTAGATCCAGCCAACAATGTGATTACTAATTACAGTGAAGATGGTTACCCGGATTGGACATATTATAATTTGAAAGATCGTTTGTTGCATAAAGAACCAGAACGTTTAGATTTTGTTTCGGTCCCGTACGATACTTGGTATTGGAATGATCGTAAGCCTTTCGATTTGGTAAAACTTCGCGATGGTCGAATTGCGGTGATTTCCCGAGTTTTGGAAAATGCGGAATATCGTTACGATGGTTTTATCATCACCCCAAGCGAATATCTTTCTTGTACATGGCGTAAGGATGGTTTCGCTTACGCGAATATTCCTACTAACAATGACATCGTAGAAATCTTTGTTAAGAAATCCAACATTACATATAATTAATTCTCTTATTAAAGGGGCATATTAGATGTCAATTGTTCAAACATTACACGGGAAGGCGGATTTCTTTGGGGTCGAAATTAATGATAAACCAATCATAGTCGACCACATCATCCAAACTTCCCTATTTTCCGGGGTCGGAATTCTTGGGGAACCTGGGCAGATTACCATTACCTCACAAGCTTTCCGAACCTTGGATGCTACCGGGATGCAATTCAATCCGGTAGGTAAAAAGATTGTGTTTATGTTGCAGGATTTCAAATCGGGAGAGCGCCCGTATACGGGAGTAATCACCTCAATGACACACCAGCACGGTAAGAAGACTACAATGGTAACCTTAGGTTTTGATAAAGAGCATTGGGTTCATTTACATAAAGTGATTTGGTGGAAGTGTTTTGAGAAGAAAACTATCTTGGAAATTACGGAAGAGTTCTTCAAGGCACATAACATTCCATTCAAAGCTTATTCTGGGGTTCCTACTAGCGAGCGCGGAGTATTCTGGGAGAACTTTTGTACTCCAATCAATGGCCCAACTTTGAGTTACCTAGTTGAAGAACTGGCAAAAGACAATTTCTTGTTGTATGCCAATCCTCAAGACGGTGGTATTGTAGCGGTTAACTGGAGTGATATTGTTCACTTGGATGCAATTAGTCAAAACTATCCGGATTACGTGCAAGATAATATCTACGCAAAATTTGACAACACCAATAAAGGTTGGCAGCAACATACCTTTACCTTTGGTAAACAAATTGATAGTGACCTACCTTGGAAAATACAAGAATTTGCGGGGGAAATTAACCCGGATTTAAGTACAGAAGCTAAGAAAGAGCATACGTATTATACTGCAGTGAAGAAACCTTTCAAATGGACCGAAACTTCCGGGGAAGCGGTAGATCCTAACGACATCGGATTAACCAAGGCGGAAACGTATCCTGGTGTTTATTTTGATGCTGCGGTGATTAACCCATATCCGGTATCGGATGGTTTGATTAAACAAAATGAAACTCCAAGCGCAGAATACGGAGCTCCGTGGAACTTGGTCACCCAAAATATTACGCATCCTAGATACATGTACTATCGTATGCAACAAAGTTATGCGACTAAGATTAAGTTAGTTCCTATTACTATTGTAATTCCTGGATCAGCAAAAGCGGTGGTTCCGATGACTGCGTTACCGGTAAGTTATTTTGAGAATGCTCGAGTAGAAGATCCAAATCTACCAGCTCAAGGGGATTTCTGGCAATCTGGATTGTTCCTAATTTGGAGCTCAAAATTAAGTATTGCTGGTCCTAATATGTTACTTACTTTGAATTTAGTTAAACCGTATCATTAAGGAGATATAAAATGGCAAAACCTGCAAGACTTGGAGATTTCGCTAAAGCAACAACCGCGACCAACTCCACCGCTCCGGTAAATGAGGACGCAAATGCCCCAAAAGAAACAAAATTACCACCAGATGTAGTGTTTCAGTTACCGAAATTTGAATTGGACCTTGGATTTTTCATTTCTAAAGGTAATGAACCGTTTACGGAAGAATCTTTGATTGCTAAAGTCTTCGGAGAAGAAGGCAAGAGATTATCCCAACCGGAACAAATCTATGTTTTGCTGAACGCTATGCAAGACCTCGAAGTGGTAGCTCCGCTAAATTTCGAATGTGAGCATTGCGGTCACGAAAATCCAATCGCCGTTGAATTGGCTAAAGTAATGAAAACTTCCTCTAGTTCAAAAGAGCGATTCTTTATCGAATATACTGGAAAAGATACCAAAGATGGTACCAAAGGTACGCACTACATCTTCGAATTCGTTCGTCCCGAAATCATCCAAGATGTTGGTCATATCGATTCTCCGACTGCTAGTATCGGAATGTTTATGTTGCAGTGGTTGGATGCACATAATCAAGGTGATGATTTTGATATTCTAAAAATGAGATTAGTCGACTTCCTCGCGGTAGCGAAATTATTCGGGGAGAAGATGTTTGGAGTTCTTTTCGAAACTAAGTTTAAATGTGCTAAATGTAAGAAACAAAATACCCAAGAATTTGGTATTAGTTTGAAAGATTTAGTAGACATTTTAAACGAAATCTAGTAATATAAACGAATGAAGAAACCAAAACAAGCGAAACAAGGATACTATCGGCTAACGCATCCGGCAAAGTTTAAGTTACCGATAGATGATCATATGAAGAGCACGAAGATTATAGAAGGCAATCTCTGTGTTCTTTACAAATCCGGTTTGGAACTCAAAGCTTTCAAATACTGTGACCATAACCCAAAGATTGAGGAGTGGAGTTTAGAGCCATTTCACATTCCCTATCAAAGCCCCGTAGACGGGAAGGTTCATAGATACTTCCCGGATATTTGGTTGAAATTCGTTACCGGAGATATCTTCATCGTAGAAATCAAATCCTCTAGCGAAACCAAAATGCCTAGGAAGAATGATAAGCGTTACGGGGCTAAGCTCAACACTTATTTGGTAAACCAAGCGAAATGGGAAGCGGCAAGAAACTTCGCGAAAGCGAAATCTTGCAATTTTATGGTGTTGACCGATAAAGTTTTAGCATAGCAAACAGGAGCAAATTATGGAACACATCAAAACGGTCGAAGCGGAGATTGATGAGATCTTCCCTAATAGCGATCTAAGATTCTACGATCCTCGTAGAACGGAAAACAATACCTTATTTTGGGTGAAACCATCCGGAAAGATTCATCCAAGTTACATCATCTATCAAGAATTCAGTTCACCGGAATTTCCGGGTGGGAAAGTGCTTTCACCCATTAAAGAGTTCCGGGATCAAATAGATTGTATTGGCCACATCGCGCGATTCCTCGCAAGAAATTCGTTAGGAATTGAAGCGAAGATGCAGATTTTATAAATACTTTACGTTTTTAACTAACAAAGGAAATATTCAATGTCATTAGTAATTTACGGTCGCCCAGGTTGCCCATATTGTGAAAAAGCCAAAAAATTAGCCAGCATGTTGGAAGAACAAGGTTACTTCCGCGATGTACAATACATCAACTATCAGGAATTAGGCTGGACGGCTGAAGAGTTATCAAAAGTCGCAAATCATCCAGTTCGCACCGTCCCTGTTGTGCTGCTTCAAGGGGTATTCATTGGTGGGTACCAAGACCTCCACGATCGTTACCCGATTGATTAATTCGCTAATTCGTAAGTTTCGGTAACCGAAAGTTTAAAGACCTCAACGTTCGAAAGAATTTTGAGGTTTTTGTTTTAATAAATATTTTAATTGTATTAATACTATAACCAAATCAACTTAATGAACCTAGAGAAATTTGAACATTTGAACAACAAGATGAACAAAATTACTCAAGAGCTTACTAAGAATGTTGAGATCTCGGAAGATATCTTAACTACCACGGAAGAACTTGAGTCGTATTTGGTTACCCCGAAATCCGCCCCAATCGAAGGTCAACTAATTACTGGTGACTCCGATAACGCGGATGAACCGGTCAGCAAGGCGTTAGCCCCAGTTACTGAAATCGCTGCAGACGTCGTAGACGTACAGGCGATGATCGAAGACTTTTGTTATATGCGAGCTATGCTTAGAGAGACTACCCAAAATTCTCGAAGAGTGTTAGAAAGTGTAACGGAAGAATTGGTCTTAAGTGAAGGGGAATCCCGCGCTTTGTTAGTTTCCGCTTACAGCGAATTAAACAAAGCTCAAATCGAAAGTGTTAAGTTGTTTATGCAATCTTATAAAGAAATTTCCACTATCTTGGTTAACTTGACGAAGATCAATCAATCCAATACTCCGCATACCGTGCATACCACCAATGTGTTGAATATTGAAGATCAATCGCATATTAGTTCCGCAGATATCATCAATCGTTTAAGAGGCCCGAAATGACAATTGAAATCGACTGCAAAGATTTTTGTTCACCAGAAACGGATGATTGCAATAAACCCGAACTGAAAAATCTTAGCAACCCTCGTAGCTATCTCAAGGTTGAGAAAAAGCTAAGCGATTCAAACTTGGAACCAAGCTGGAATTATGCAGATCAAACGTTTGACCAGGATCTTGCAAATCAGCGCGTAGACGCGGAAAATGCAATTAAGCGATTAGACCGAGAACGCGATAATCTATTATCCGGTGAGAAAGAGTTTTGCGTTCAAAAAGTTTCCAAACCTAAGAATGCTTTCAATACCCGAATCCAAATTGGGGCGGAATCCACTACGATCGAATTGTTGAAGTATAATGGTCTGAGTTTAGGTGACCAAAACTCTCAAAACCCGGAAACAACCGCTAATGCGGAAAATTCCGAAACCAAAGAACCGGAATTAGAGCAACTCGAACAACATCCAAATACTATACGTAAGTATGTAGCGGGGATGTTAGCATTCTTTAGTAACTTAAGAGTAGAATATCTAGCTAACGGCAAAGTTTATCAACGTAAACTTCCGGTGTTTTACGGCAACCGAGAAAAGCTCTTAACCATCGAAGAGCATGAATTCTCTGAATTGATGAACGGTAATACTAACTTTTTACCAAGAGCAAGCCTTGTCATCGATTCTATGACGTATGACCAAAATCGTCAAAACAACAAAAACGTCGCGGTTCAGCGAGAACTAACGATGCAGAGTCTTACGAATAAGAACGCGTTCGCGTATGTAACGAGCGCTCCAAGTCCTTACAATATCGCGGTTCGTTTGAATTTAATTACTCGCGGAATGAACGATGCGATGATGCTTGTAGAGCAGGTCGCGAGCTTCTTCAATCCATTCTATACTTTCAAAATGGTGGAAGAGCAACAGGAATCCAGCATTCGCTTACAGCTAGATTCGGTTACTTTCGAACCGCCCGAAATCGACCAGTTTTCGAATAACGAAGTAATGGTAGAATTTGGATTTACGTTGTATGGAAATATGTACAAACCAAGATCTAAAGAGTACATCATTGATACGATTACTTTGAATATCTAATCGATTGGATCATTCTTTAAATATAAAATAACAATATAATACACTATAGTGTAAACTTACAGAGGTATAACTCAATGGCCTATCAATTCGGCAAATCTTCAATTCAAAAATTGCAAGGTGTTCACCCAGATTTAGTCAAAGTGATGAACCTTGCCATTCAAAAATCTAGCCAAGACTTCTCTATTACAGAAGGCGTTAGAACGCTAGAACGTCAAAAAGAATTATTAGCGAAAAAATTAACTCAAACACTAAAATCCAACCATATTAAGCAAGAAGATGGTTTTGGACATGCTGTAGACGTTGCACCATATCCACTTTCGTGGGATTTGGCAAAATTCTATCCTATTGTAGAAGCAGTGCGCGCAGCAGCAAAAGAGCTTGGGGTTAGAGTTCGTTGGGGTGGCGCTTGGGCTGTGTTAAACGACACCAGCAAATCCCCTAAAGATCTTGTAAATGAGTACTCCGCGGAACGAAGAAAGCTTGGAAAGAAAGCTTTCATTGATGGTCCTCATTTCGAGTTATATTAACCTCTTCCGGTTGATATAAAACTGCGCGATTTTCGGTTACCGAAAGCACCGAAAATTACGCAAAACTTTAAATTTGTTAACAAATAAAAGGAAAATTAAATGGCTTTTGAATACGAATGCAAAGCGGATGACGTTCAACGTAAACGTCAAGTTCGCTATGAACATGCAAAAGAACAAATGTACCATTCTGCTCCGTATACCGTATGTTTACCACAAGGTCCTAAAGGTGACACCGGCCCAGCTGGTCCTCAAGGTCCTAAAGGTGAAGACGGAAAAGACGGTGAAGTAGGTCCACAAGGTCTAATCGGCCCTAAAGGTGATACCGGCGAACGCGGCCCGCAAGGCGAAAAAGGCGAACAAGGTCAAAAAGGCGACAAAGGCGACAAAGGCGATCGCGGTGACAAAGGTCCTAAAGGCGATCGCGGTGACAAAGGTGAAACCGGTGACAAAGGCGCTCGCGGCGATAAAGGTGACCAAGGCGACCAAGGCGTAAAAGGCGATAAAGGTGACCGTGGCGATAAAGGTGACAAAGGTGACCGTGGCGCTAAAGGGGACAAAGGGGATCAAGGTCCTCGCGGTCCTAAAGGGGACAAAGGCGAAAACGGGGTAGATGGTGTTTCTTATATTAACCAAGCATTAACTCCATTATCTGGTTCTGGCGAAATTCACGATCCTTTAAAAATCAACCTTTACTCTAAACATTTCGAGACTCGCAATGGTCAATTGGTATTGGCGGAAGTATTGTTAGATCGCATTTTTGAACTTGAAGTTCAATTAGCGAAATTACAAGGCAAACCAGCTCCAGTTAAACCAGTTTACGAAAAAGAGAAAGAGTGTGGTGAATGCAATGTTGGCTCAGTAGACGCTCCGGCAAAACCAGCGGATGAAGTTAAACCAGCTGATAACGCAGAAGTGGTTGATCCGGTAACTCCAGCGACTCCGGCGACTCCAGAAGCTCCAAAACCAGCGGAAAACACTGAAGCTCCTACAGTAACAACTGAGGAACCAGCGGCTCCAGTAACACCAGCTCCAGCTGAAACTACTGAAAATACCGCTACATCGGAAACTTCAAGCACGGAAACTACTGAGGAAGATGCTCGCCCAGTACAACCGGAAGATAGACTTTAATCTTTAAATATAACAATAGTAAATAAGGAATTCTAAATGTCAGAAATCAATGTAGAGCCTAATGCTACTAATGCTACTAGCGCTACTAGATCATCTTGTTTCCGTATTGAAGGTTATGCTCCGTTGGCTAGTGTTGCTGAAGCAATTAAAAAATCTGAAGATGCGTTAAAAGTGAAACATCTAATCGGTCCAGAAGGCCCGCAAGGCCCTAAAGGGGATACTGGTCCTCAAGGCCCTCAAGGTGAACAAGGCCCTCAAGGTGAACAAGGCCCTCAAGGCGTTCCAGGTCCAGCGGGTGAACAAGGTAGCGTAGGCCCAGAAGGTCAAAAAGGTGAAAAAGGCGATACCGGTGAGCGTGGCCCTAAAGGGGATCAAGGCCCAGTAGGTCCAAAAGGTGAACAAGGCGAGCGTGGTGATCAAGGCCCTAAAGGCGACAAAGGTCGCGATGGGGAAGCTGGCCCTCAAGGCGAGCGTGGTTTACAAGGTGAACCAGGTCAAGATGGTGAAAACGGTAAATCCGCTTTCGAACTTTGGCAAGCTCAAGGTCATAACGGATCCATCGAAGACTTCTTCAATGCTTACGTTCAAAATCCGGTGTATGAAGCCCAAGTTCAAAAACTTCAAGCTCGTATCGAAAAAATAGAAGACGCTATCAAAGGTTTAGTTCATCCGGGGCATCCGGAGCATTTAGGTGCGACTTCTCAAGGTAACCGTTAATCAGAAGGAATAATCAATGTCATTCGTATTAGACAAAACTTGCAGCGCAGCTGACGAATTAGCAGCTAAACTTCAAGAAAAACAAAACAAAAAAGTTACTATTTGCTCTTGCCCAGAAACTAAACCGGCAGTGGAAGAATGTGTAGCTGGCGCGCACGCGCAATTCGACTTTATGCAAGGCCCTCGCGGTCCACAAGGTTGCCCAGGCCCACAAGGTCCTAAAGGCGAACCAGGGGAGAAAGGGGAGAAAGGTGACAAAGGGGATCAAGGTCTTCAAGGTGTTGCTGGTCCTCAAGGCCCTCGTGGTGATAAAGGCGAACAAGGCGATCGTGGTGAACAAGGTATCCGCGGTGAACAAGGCGAAAAGGGTGAGAAAGGTGACAAGGGCGAACGTGGCGAACGCGGTCCTCAAGGTGATCAAGGTGCTCAAGGTATTCGTGGTGAACGCGGTGAACGCGGTGAACGCGGTGAAGTAGGTCCTC